TATATTGCAAATACCCCGGGGTTCCCGGTGCATCAAACTGACCCGGCAGACGACATACCGATTGATGCGCTGATCTTGTATGTAAGGACAATTTATCATGGCATTATCAACCACCCAAAGTATCTGGCGTTCTGGTGGCGGCGATCAAACTCGTACCGCTTATTGTGGCTCCGGCTTAATGGCCGCCCAGTTCTACATTTCCGGCGCTTCCGCTGCTGGTACATCCGTTAAAGTTTCTTCAGCCACTGGCGCTCCCGCAGTTGTTTTGCCTGCTGGTGCTATCGTTGTTGAGATCCAAGCAGTTTGCGCTGCTACTGGTGGTACAACTCCTACCTTTGACATGGGCTTCACTTTGTACGGTACTTCTACCGCTACAAACACAGGCTTGATCTCTGCTGCTGTTGCTACCACTGGCAAGCTGGTAATTAACCAAGCTTCTGCTACTGCTGGCGCTAACATGGGCACAACAATGTCTGCAACCAAGTTGGTGACTATCACCGGCGGCGGTACTTCTGGCGATGCTCCTACAGGCGGCACTATCACTGGTACGATTCTGTACTTTGTTGCTGATCCATTGCTCGGCCAGCAAAACGATTAATTGATCTAGGGGGCTTCGGCCCCCGTTTTAAAGGAGATTAATTATGGGTATGCAAACTGACGTTAAGCAAGCGCATTTAAACCAAAGCGGTTTTTTTGTACTTGGGCGAAATCGCGTAAAAGGCGTTTCTTTTTATGGTGGTAGTGGAACCTTGGTTTTGTTTGATTCAACCACAGCCCCAGTCACTTCAAGCGTATCTTACGCTCGTACCGGCACATTAGTTACTGTGACTAAAACTGCTCACGGCTTGTCTACAGGCGCTGTTGTTGGTATTCACTTTGCTGCTGGTTCAGGCGGAGCTGCCACAGATGGTAACTACACAATTACTAGGACAGGCGCTGATACGTTTACGCTTACGGACATCAATACTGGAAATATTACAGGTACTCCAGCGGCGATCTATGTCAGCGGTGCAAATCGTTGGTTACTCACTTACGAAACGCACTCATCAGACGAGTTCCAAAATGCTCCACTTATTCCCGGTGAAGGTGTGTTGGCAGTAAATGGAATTTATGCCTACATGAGCGCAATTGACGCAGCGCAGATTTACTATGGCTGAAGCAAAACAAGCAGTTCTGGCAGGGCGTAAGCTATTCATAGCTATTCCTGCGTATGACGGCAAGATCAACATCAAACTCGCGTACAACATTGCGGCGTTAATGCCCAAGGCTATGCAGTTTGGTGTTGCCGTCAATATGGGCGATGTGTCTGGGTGCTCAATCATCACTATGGCTAGAAACCAATTGGTGCATGAGTTCCTCAAATCCGACGCAACAGAGCTGCTGTTTATTGATTCCGATGTGATTGCTACGGCAGATGACATCTTGCGCTTGATGGCGCAAAGTGGGGGAAAAGACATTACCGCTGGTATGTACCCACGCAGATCTAAAGATAGAAACTTCTTTGCCGATCTGTACTTTGATGAAAACCAAGACCTAGAGTTTGATGGCTCACTGATGCGTTTAAAGCGCGTTGGTACGGGTTTTATGCTGATACAGCGCCATGTCCTAGAGACGATGGTTGTTGCGCATCCTGAGTGGTTCTACGACTTCAAGGGTGAGCAAGTGTGCAGTGTGTTTGATTTTGAAATTAAAGATGGTCATTACCTTGGTGAAGACTATCTGTTCTGCGACCGAGCTGCGGAGCACGGGTTTAAGATTTATGCAGACGTAGACATCAGTCTTCCACACGTTGGCACAGATACTTTTGAAAATAACTTCAGAGAAGAGGTAGTAATGCCTTTACTTGAAGCTATCCGTAAGACCAAACTGAAAGTAGCAAATGGCTAAGACACCAGCATGGCAGAGAAAAGAAGGCAAATCGGAGAAGGGCGGCTTGAACGCCAAGGGACGGGCCTCGTACAACAAAGCAAACCCCGGCAAGCCGGGCTTGAAGGCTCCGCAACCCGAGGGCGGCAAACGCCGCGACTCTTTCTGCGCGCGTATGGAAGGTATGAAGAAGAAGCTGACCTCTGCCAAGACAGCCAAAGATCCAAACTCTCGTATTAACAAGAGCCTGCGGGCATGGAACTGCTGATATGAGCGAGTCACACGAAACTGCTAAGAATGTTGTCGATGCTTTGTCGATAATGACTGTTGTAGGAACCCTAGTTGAGATGTTGCCGTCAGTAGCTGCCATATTTACAATTGTGTGGACAGGCATCCGCATCTGGGAAACTGAGACTGTTCAAAATTTGCTAGGTAGGAAGGGTAAACAAAATGCCGAGTAGTTCCAAAAAGCAACACAATTTCATGGCGGCGGTGGCTAATAACCCAGCGTTTGCTAAGAAAGTAGGCGTCCCACAGTCCGTGGGCAAAGATTTTAATGAGGCCGACAAAGGCCGTAAATTTTCTAAAGGTGGTGATATGAAACACGAAGACGTGAAAATGGACAAGAAAATGATGCAGAAGGCCGTGAACAAACACGAAGGCCGTTTGCACAAGGGCCAGCCTATGACCAAGCTTGCTAAAGGCGGCATGGCGGCATCCAAGATGGGCGCTGTAAAGACTGGTAAGACACCTGATGGCGTTGCCCAACGTGGTTTGACTAAAGGTAAGCAAATCGCCATGCGTAACGGCGGAAAGTGCTAAATCATGATGGCCAGCCGTGGGATGGGGGATATAGCCCCCAGTAAAATGCCCAAAGGCAAGCGTAAAGCTCGCCGTGACGATACTGACTTCACGCAATATGCGGAAGGCGGCAAAGTTAATGCTGCTGGTAATTACACCAAACCCGGTCTTCGCAAGAAGATTGTGGCTCAAGTAAAAGCCGCAGCAACCCACGGTACTGGCGCAGGCCAATGGTCGGCTCGTAAAGCGCAGCTTGTAGCCAAGAAATACAAGGAAGCTGGTGGAGGGTATAGAGATTGAAAGCTCCTCAGAAATCGCTCAAAGACTGGGGTGACCAGAAGTGGCGCACCAAGTCTGGTAAACCGTCAAGCAAGACGGGTGAGCGGTATTTGCCTGAAGCAGCCATTAAATCTTTGTCCCCACAAGAGTATGCGGCTACGACTAAAGCTAAACGCGCTGGTAAAGCCGCTGGAAAACAGTTTGTAGCCCAACCTAAAACGATTGCAAAGAAAACGGCAGGATTTAGATGACCACAACCGGCTCAACCCTATTCAACATGGACTTCACGGAGATTGCCGAGGAAGCGTGGGAGCGAGCCGGTCGTGAAATGCGTTCAGGCTATGACCTGCGTACAGCCCGCCGTTCCATGAACCTGATGACTATCGAGTGGCAGTCTAAGGGTATTAACATGTGGACAATGGAGCAGGGGTTTATTAACTTAATCCCGGGTTTAAACACCTATGCATTGCCTAAAGACACCATTGATTTGTTGGAGCAGGTAATCCGTACAGGCTCAAATACAGCTTCTACTCAGGCAGACCTGACAATCTCGCGTATTAGTGTTTCTACTTACGCCACTATCCCAAATAAACTTCAGCAAGCTCGCCCAATTCAGGTTTGGATTCAGCGTTTGTCTGGAGAAACCAACCCTACAAATTCAGTTCTTGTTGGGGCAATAAGCTCCACAGATACAACAATTACGCTAAGCACCATTGTTGGCTTGGCCGGTTCAGGCTTTATCCGTATTGGTACTGAAGACATTTACTACACCTACGTATCAGGTAACGTGCTTGGTGGCGTGTTCCGTGGACAGAACAATACAACCGCAGCAGCCCATAGCGATGGCGATGCCATCTTTGTGCCTCAGCTCCCAGCGGTGACTGTATGGCCTACGCCAGATAACTCTACACCCTATCAATTTGTGTACTGGAGACTGCGCAGGGTACAGGATGCCGGTGCTGGTATTGAGACAGCAGACATGAACTTCCGCTTCCTGCCCTGTTTGGTGGCTGGGTTGGCTTATCACATCGCAGTTAAAGTGCCTGAGTTAATGCCTCGCATACAGATGCTCAAGCAAATGTACGACGAAACATTTGAGATTGCTGCCGGTGAAGACCGTGAAAAAGCTCCGGCAAGGTTTGTTCCCCGTCAGATGTATATTGGTAATACATAATGGGAAATAGATTTGCATCCGGCAAGAAAGCGATTGCTGAATGTGATCGCTGCGGCCAGCAGTTTAAACTTAAGTATCTCAAGACCGAGATCATTAAGCAGCGTAAGTACGAGCTGCTGGTTTGCCCAGAATGCTGGGATCCAGACCAACCGCAGCTGATGCTAGGAACATTCCCAGTGGAAGACCCGCAGGCTTTGCGTAACCCCCGTAAAGACACCACCTACGTAACTTCTGGTGTAAACGTTAACGGCAACGTATCTGGCGGTTCACGAGACATTCAATGGGGCTGGCAGCCGGTTGGCGGGTCTAGTTTTTTTGATGCAGGATTGACACCAAACTACTTGGTGGCAACAACATTTGTTGGTACAGTATCAATATCTTAAGGAGTTAATTATGGCATTCACACGATCAGCAGACGGCATTGCTAAAAAAGGTAAAACCGAAGGTAAAAACTACGGTGATAGCGGCCCCATCGCTAAAATGATGCACGGCGGTAAAGGCAAAGGCGGCGGTAAAACCAATGCAGACATGAAGTCAATGGGCCGTAACTTGGCTAAAATTGCTGCACAGAAAAGAGGCTAATCATGGCTAAATTTAGCAAAAAGATAATGGGCAAAGAAGTTGGCGATGCTTCTGTCTATGCCGTACCACACACCATGACGGGCAAGGAAGTAAAAGCTTCTAGCAATCCCGGCAAGGAACCTAATCGTAGCAAGCTAGATACATACGACATGAGCGTTGGTGCTGTTAGCAAGTCTGCTGGTGAAAAGCCAACCAAGACTAGCGGCATCAAAATTCGCGGTACTGGCGCAGCCACTAAAGGCGTGATGGCAAGAGGCCCGATGGCATGAACTACACCGAGCTTGTCGCGCAGGTAAGCGATTACTGCGAGAACTCTTTCCCAACTGACAATATGAATACGTTCATACGTCAGGCGGAGCAGCGCATCTATAACACTGCGCAGCCAGCTAACTTGCGAAAGAACGTGACAGGCACGATTACCTCAACAAACAAATACTTGTCTGCCCCAGAGGATTTCCTCTCTGTATATAGCCTTGCGGTATATCCACAGAACACAACAACTGCTACTGGCACTGCCGGAGCAAAGTCAATTGTGGTGGCATCTACGACAGGCATTGCGGTAGGTCAGCAAGTTACAGGTTCGGGTATTGGCACTAACGCTCAAGTAAGAAGTATCAGCGGAACCACAATATACTTGACTGAGAATAACGCAACCACAGTCTCAAGCTCAGTGACCTTCCAAGGTGACTACTTGTACCTGTTGAACAAGGATGTGAACTTCATCCGTTCTGCCTATCCATTGTCAGCTTATGTGGCTGAGCCTAAGCACTACGCATTGTTTGGCCCGACCGTCACCGGTGGTGTGGTTACAAACGAGCTGTCGTTCATTGTTGGCCCAACACCAGACGCAACATACGTTGCAGAGCTGCATTATTACTACTACCCAGAGTCCATCGTTACTGCTGGCACTACTTGGCTGGGTGATAACTTTGATTCTGTACTTTTGTACGGCACAATCTGCGAAGCTCTTGTTTACATGAAGGGTGAGGCAGATATGATTGGCCTTGCTCAAGAGCGTTACACACAAGCAATTGCTCTGTATAAAAACCTTGGTGATGGCAAGCAACGTGGCGATGCCTACCGAGATGGACAAGTTAGGGTTCCTGTCGCATGAGTTCAATTGTCCAAACCCAAACCACCAGCTTCAAAACGGAGTTGTACCAAGCTGTTCACAACATGCTTACGGACACGCTTAAGATTGCGCTGTACACGGCAAACGCAGATTTAAACGAAGCTACCACCATTTACTCTACAACCAATGAAGTGACTGGCGGTGGTTATGTAGCGGGCGGTGTCACTCTAACTGGGGTGACGCTTAACTCTGACGGCTATACGGCTTACATTAACTTCAACAACGTTGTGTTTAACGCCGCAGTGACTTCTCG